CCTTGATACCAACGTAACCTTGCTCTTGCTTCACTGTATGTTTTCATTATTTTACCTCCTAGTATTTTCTTCTTGGTTCTTCATATTCTAAAGCTTGGTGGCTATCACCTATACCTTTAGTAGTCGGGTCTTGAATCACACCAGTTAATACTAAAAATCCTAATATAGCGTTTAAACCGTCTGTTAATTGCTCTGTATAAACTTGGATATCATACCCAATAGCTTTTGCGATGTTTTGAGCAAATAAAAAGATAGCTGACAATATCGCTACCCAAAATGATTTTTGTTTCATTCTAATTTTCCAATTAATCATATTCTTATCTCCTTTTACCCAAAATAAAAAGACGACTAATAAGCCGTCTATTTGATATTTATATTATGGTGTGTTAATTTATATATAGAAAAAGGGCAACATGCGCAAACATGTTACCCTAATGAGCCCGTTAAAAAGACGGTGGCTATTTTAGATTAAAGATTAAATTAATAACCATTTAACCATCGAAACCAGCCAAAGTTAGCGATGGTTATTTTTTATTGCTTAATTCAATAAGCTTGATTACTAGACCTATCAATGCAATAAGGAATAAACCAAACTGCAACATGGTACTAATTGTAATCATTAGGCGTCTCCTTTCTAAAGATTTCAGTAATGCCACCATAGGCACCACCTCCTTATACTCAGATAGCCACCATCTATCCAACTTGCTCACTTCTGCATATTACCATAATTACAACAATAAATAAAAAGTCAGTACCGAAGCACTGACTAAAACTTATTTACATTTACCGAACCAAAAACATGTCCAGAAACTATAACCAAAGATTAGTTTAAACATTTTATTCACCTCTCTTATATGCCCATAAGCATACGCAATAATGCTATAATTAGCGACCCAAATATTGTCCCAACTAAACCAAGCACCCACATTTTCATATCACGTATGTTCTTATCATTTTCTTTCTTATTCTTTTCATCTATTTCTCTTTCTTTTTGAATAGCATCTAAGGTTTTATCTAATTTAATGTTAACTTGCTCTTGGGTTTTTTGACCTAATTTAATTTCGTTGAGTGTGCTGAGCATTGTTTTATCATTCTCTTCTAACCTTCTGATGCGCCATTCATGTTCGTGTTTTTTGAACCACCCCAATTCAGTACACCCGCTTTCTAAAAGAATAAAGATTATGAGTATCTAACTCATAGCTTTTCATACTGTTTCAGTGTTAACTGTTACCTCTGGAGATAAATCTGATCTTTCAACTACTTCTTTAACTACTTTCACACGTTGTTTTTTGTTAGTTAATTGATATAACAAATTTAACGTCTCCGCAATTTTCTTAGCGTTTTCTTCAGATTTAAAATCTTGAGCATGGTTAACCATTTCAGAAGTTGTAAAACTTCCTGTGAAATCTTGATATACTACACGTTCTGTACCTTCTTTGTCGATTTGTACTAAAATAAACCTTTCTGTATTGTTGATAATTTCTTTTGCCATAATTAAATGACCTCCTTAAATTTTTGTATAAAAATAGTGCTAAAGATTACTCTTCCTCAGCACATTGTTGATTTTCTTTATTTTCTTGTATATACGCTTTTAACATCGCGTTTTCTTGTGTTAACCTCATAATTTCCTGTGATAAATAATGAATTGTATATTCAGGATTAGCTTGTAATCCTTGTTTGTTATCCTGCATTCTTTGACTCCTCCAATTTCTTGATTCTTAGTTGTTGTTCTTTGATAACAGGGATAAGATGAATCCATAGACGATCATACGCTATACCTTCAATTTCTCCTTTGTCATCATACGTGACAAACTCTTTTAATCCTAAATTCTCCACCTCTTCAGCAATCAAACCTACGTATCTATCAAGTTTATAGGTGTCTTCCGATAATTTTCTATCTTCTCTCAGCTCTCTAGCTAAAATTTCAGACTCAGCTTTATCAAACCACGTTCTAATAGGTAAGTTAAGAATAGCTTTTGAATGTTCCAGTTGTTCATCTCTATCGTTATATTGATTTTCGATAGATAACTTGTATTTACGCGCTGATGTCGAACGCCCAATTGTGCCAGCAGAAGTAATATGCAAATTAGCTGCGGCCGAATAAGTACGTCTATAAATTGAGTTAGAAGCTATCCTATCTCCTGCATCATCTGAACCTACAGACAGTAGGTCTGTACTCTGTATATGAATATACCTATTACCATCACGTCGTTTCAGCATATTAAATTTGCCATACCCTGCTTCGATTGTTGTATCTCCACCTGTTGCATATCGTCCATTAACAATTTGAACAAGACCTTTATTTCTTTCTTTAGAAAACCTGATACCCGCACCGTAATCATAGTTCTCATCAGAACCAAACATAATATAACCGTCACTCGAATAAGCATTATCTGCATTAGACAGCGTGAATGCAAATCGGTTTAATCCAGGCACTTTGTCTGTGTTTGGATATAAATACACCGGTGCCTGTTTGCTTTTGATATTCGATGAAGCGTAAGACTCCAGAACAACCCGATTATTATCTGACGTTAGTGCAACGACACCACCATAGGAATTGATTGTTATGCCATTCATACCGCTATCACTGTAAGTTTTATCCCACCATTGAATAGTACCGGATGAACCTCCGTCTTCGCCTTCTCCATCAATATATGTTGAAATACCAAAATGTGACATATAAAGTGAACCGCCAGCGGTGTTATTTCTAAACCTTAGATGTCCATCTTTAAGACGTGTGAATATATCATCGGTTGATCGTTTGCCTTTCCAAGTTCGTTGCACAATACCACCTAGTTCAATAGAATCATTCTGTATTTGAACATATCTGTTATTGTTACCGCCTTTAATTCCAATTCTATTAACATTGATATCAAGACCCTCTCTTGATAAATTAAGGCTGTTGACAATATCGGTTTTATCTACTTTATCTCGCATATTTTGGATAAGAAGGTTTATTTCTCTATTACCGTTAATATCAATTTTATCAGCATTTAATCTAATACCACGTGGCCCCACATTTAAAGCTTGAGCCACTCCGTTATCATCATATCTGATTGTTGTTCCATCTGTAACGTTTTGGACAATCTCGTTTAATATATTTGAAAGTGTACGATTGGTTGCATTAAACTCTTCTTTAGTAGTTCTTAATTTGATTTCCTTACCATTTTGTATAATTTGAGAACCATAGCGAGTCAGTGTTCTCCTCTGTGCATCTGTGCTTTCTTTGACCTTGTTGTCTGTATAAGCATTAGCTTTCTTTTCAGCGTTTCTAGCCTTTAGTTCTGCGTTTTGTTTTGCCTCTTCAAGTTTAGCTTGAGCATCTTGTATAGCGCGTTGCTCTTCTTCCGAAATTTTACCATCAGCATACGCTTGCGATTCCTTCTCTTTAAGATTATCTTGAGCATCAATGTATGATTTTAAAGCTTCTTGCGCTTCTTGATTTGCTTGTTCAATACTTGCTTTAATCTCAGGATTATTGGACAAATCACTTAACTGGTCATCAGTATATTGTTTTTGTTCTTCCAATCCGTTTCGATATTCGTTTAACGTAACTTTATCTTTGATTTCACCTTTTAAAGTCGTTCTCTCAGCTTCAGCAGTATCTAAACGTTCAACAATACCGTCTTTGTCTGTTTTATAGTCCGATGTTTTTACATAGTCACGTAATTGTTCTTTTGTGGATTCTCTAGCTGCTTCAATAGCTGATTTAACAACATTAGGTTCTCCGACTAACTGCAAATCTTCATTCACCGTTAAACCAAATTTTGTTGCTATTATTTCCAACGCTTCTTTATATTTTTCATCAGTGTATTGTGACTGTAATAATTTAAATCTATCTGAAATGGCGATTTTGACATCTTCTACATCTGTATAAACATCTTGTAATTTCTTTCTATACTCAAGAAATAAAGCTTGTGTATCTACCAACCGACCAATCGTTGCAGTTTCGGGTGTCATAGATTCTAAATTATTTTTAATTTGATTATAAACATCAATCACAGCGTCTAAACTTGCTTGTAAGTCCGCTTTCAAATCATTATCTACTAAGTACTCGCTATTCAGTAATTCTGTAGCTTCTGACAAAAGACTAGCGTGTTGTATAGATAAATTAATAAAAATATTGTTTAATTCACTGAATAGCGCTTTCTCTCTTGTTATACCACCTAATTTTTCAACATCATTTGGTGTTGCTTCAATCCATCGACCATTCCAATATCTACGCAAGACAGCAACATCAGGGTTACTTGTATCATACCAAAGCATATCATTGACTGGATTTTCTGGCGGTGTATCACTTTTGTGTATTTTGCGTTCAAAGTATTCTAATTCACCATCTACAACATCTTTAACTATAGTGTTGATATTGCTAATATTGTCGTTTAATTTTTGGTGTATTAGGTTTAATCGCTTGTTAAACTCTTCTCGTAATTCTGATTCTTTGAACTCTTTAGGTTGACCGAATGTATATGTGCTATTTTCTGAAATTATGTTATATTCTTCAGCAATAACTTCTGCCTCTACATACAATGGCGGGTTAAAATCTCTATGTTTTACTCTGACTGTATCGCCAATTGATATAATCTCGTGCGGATACGTAACTTCCAAATCAGTAGAAGTAATCTCATATGACATAACTGCCGACTTACGTTTATTTAACTCTGTTTTGGCTAAAGAACTTAATCGTGTTTCATTCATATTTTGATCATCTGATTGTGGTTCATATATCCCCCAAATATAGCGCATAGGTAGGTTGAATTGACTTTGCGCTTCGTCATCTGTCACAACTAGCTCTAAACGCTTCCCTTTGTCATTTTCAGGTCCCACAGCAATTAATGCTGTTTTGATTTCTGACATATCAATCTTCCTAGTTAACCCAACCAAATCTTTACCATACTCAATTTCTTTACCTTTGAATAAGCTGTTTTTCTTTTTGAGTACCACATATCTACCTTTGACGGTATTAGAACTAAGCTCTATATAAAAATCCAATACCATTTTATAGGTTGTACATAATTGCTTTAAAACTTCATATCTAGTTTGATAAGAAGTCCATGACGTAGTACGTAAGCCATCGTATTCGGTTTGTTCAGAAACTTCCCAACCTGTATCGCTCAACACATCTTTCAATGCTTCTGAAGTTGTCTTTTTCTCAAATTTGCCTGGTGCATACGGTTTAGCTGTTGTTATATCAGCAAGATAAGACGCTATACATTCTATCTCTGTGTAGCCGTCCATCGTATCTTGAACCCAGTTAATAATAAATTCACGCCATTGTTTGTTTGAATCCCTTATAATAACACGATGTCGTTCACGGAACTTTTCAGCTCTTTCTGATGATATGAGCAGTTCAAGCATTTCTGAATTGTCATTAACATTACGTTTATGAATCGCTCTAACTAAGGAAGGGTCATCAGTAGAAAGGAAATCTATAATCTTGTCGTTAAAATCTAAAACATGTATCACACTCTCATCTCCTTTCTATAAATATCTATCTTGCCATTTAACCGTCGTATCAAAGACGTTTTCAGGTTGTATGATTAATTCACTGTACCCAGAATCAACATTGAAATAATTACTTCCAAACGATTTCTCGCTCAACATTGGTTCCTCATTGATGACAACACTTTTTGCTTGCATATCTATTTTCACTAAATCACCTTTTTGTATAATGACATCCCTTGCGCCTTTCGGTTTCGGTAGAATCTCCGTATTGAATGAACCTAATCCATTCATCTCCATCCACTTATAACCGTTATACTTCGCACTATAGATAGCTATGATAGAAGCTGGACGCTGATAAAACTTACCGCCATCTATCCACTCTTTCTCATCCATATCAATAGGTTTACGTCTATCTGGGTCTTTAATGTGATCAAATTTCCAAGTTTTAATAGAAAATTTATTACCTACTCTTCTGAGCCGCATATAAACAACGATTCTGTCCAAGTTATACATTATCGGTTTATTCTGATAGTCGTATATCTTTTTGGGGTCTCCTTTTTGGTTATACAACGTAACAACAATATGTCCTATTTTTCTATCATGATATTTATTTTCATAACCAATAGAAGCAAGTAACTTACCATCACTATCATAAATATGTTGTGCTGTTCTTCCGGCACCTTTACCTTTTTGTTCAACAATACATTTATAGGTAATTTGAAAATCTGTCATCGCTTTAGGGAGCCCTCGTTTCGTGCCAGCACCAACCCAACCTTTTGCATCAGGAAAATTAGTTGCTTTATATCCTTCGCCAAGATTGGATATCACAAAGTCACCGCCGACCTTACCACCTAAGTCATTACTTGGAATATCTTCAGTAATCATCTTAGTCCAACCTTTGAAATCACGAAACTCACTATGATAAACAGGAGGCATGTAATCCTTAACTTCTTTGGTTACCTCATCATCACCAACCATAAAATAATCTTCATCATTTTTAGTAATCATAAAGTAACTAGATGGTTTAATTGCTCGGGCTTCAACAATTAAAGGAGTGTCAGCAGTCCCACTATTTACAACTGAAACTTGGTCTGAAATCGCAGTATTTTTATTTCCTGTTACTGAATATTTGTAAGGGTCTGTTAGTACTACTTTGATAGTGAACTTAACAGGTATTGCAAATTCTTTGTGCAGCTTTATTGGTCCTTCAAAATAAGCGTTCCAGTACCAATCTTTAGATTTGAATTGTAATTTAACTTGTTCCTCGTAGTTAAAAAACTTTACTAATTCATTCAAGACGTCATCATGTGTTTTAATGCCGTTGTGAGATAAATAGTCATTACGTACCACCAAAGGTATATCAAAACTATAAGATTCAAGCCTACGCCCTTTATATATAGACCCCGAACGTCCATCTACATTTTCTGTTTTTAAAACATAATTAAAAGAGGGTATTTCAAACCCTCTTTCGACATACAACCAAGGAATTGTTTTGTTGTTCACTTTAATAGTGTCTATCATTGAATAGCAATTCCTCCTTTTCTAAACTTTACTTTTGTTGATTCTTGCCTTTCTCGCTTTTCTATAGACGCGTTCACCTTTTTATCAAAAGCGTATTCGTCAATAATCGGCTGATAATCTTTATCTGCAATCACATCGTTAGATTGCGCTATCTTCAGTAATAAAGCTATTTGTTGTTGCTGTTGTTCAATCATTTTCAATAATAAGCTTGGGTCATCAAACCCATTTACATTAGACAATTGACTAGGACGCTTATTTTTACTCGCTTTTCTCCCTCTTACTTCTGCTGCTGCATAATGCAACATCTTCATTGCATCATTTTTACGAGCTGGATCTGTTGGAATAATCCATTCTGGATGACCGTCTTCACCTAAGTTATACCAACCATCAAAAACTTTTCCACCTGTAGCATATGCGTAATCACCAGCACGTTTAAAACCACCCCAACCATATCGTCTAACAATGTACTGCATTGCTGAGATACCTTGATGTACTGGATTATTATAATTAGTGTACCCTCGTTTAGCGTTAGCTCTAAAAGTTGAGCCGATAATTTGGAATAATCCTCTAGACGGGTCTCCTCTTTGAGCATTAATGTCCCAATTATTCACTGCATTTGATTGATAGTTACTTTCGCGCTTTGCAACTCGCATCATCTGGTCATGAATCCACTTACCTTTATAACGTCCTCCTAAAATACTTTGTGCTTGTCGGATTACTCGGCTGGCATAAGTTGCACCACTTCCAGAAGTAGCGCCACCGCCACCAATTGATAACCTACCTTTTTTCTTAGCATTCCTTAAATATGGTTCAGGGTCAAAATGTCGTCCATTTCTCCTCATTTCAAAATGTAAATGTGGTCCTGTACTAAATCCGGTATTACCAGTTAAACCAACAACATCACCGGGCTTTACCATCGTGCCACTAGGTGGTGATTTGCTAAAGTTTTTCAAATGCGCAAATAGCATATCGATAACTCCACTAGTAATTTTTACATAATTACCATAACCACCAGACATAAATGGCATTCTTGTAAGTCTGCCACCCATCGGCGTTCTAACTTCTTGATATACAAATGGAAAATCGACACCTTCATGAAATGGTCTTCCAGTTGCAGCGGTATAAGCTGCGGTACGTCCATAATGATAATTAATTTTGTCAGGGTCTAATATTCCACCGACTAAATCGCCACCGCCCATAGCTTCTAAATTTTCTTTTATCCAATCAGTAGCACTTTTCTTAATCTTAGACCATGCAGCTTTTGTTATGTCGCCTGCAATTCCCATACCTTTAGTTAAAGAATTGAAATCAATTCCAAAAGCTTCAAGTATATAATTTAAAAGTTTGCCTGGATTTTCCATAAAATCTAAAACATCGCCAACTTTATCGCCAAGCCATTTGGTACCTTTACCTATTTGATCTTTTGTCCAGTTAAATGCCGATGATGCACTAGATTTAATATCTTTCCACATAGTAGTACCGAAATGAAATCTCGGAAGCGTTCCGTTTAACATTGAATAAGTTTGTGCACCGTTGTATACTTTTGAGCCTTTAGGTAAATAAGCAGTAGTGTCTGTATTAGGTGTGATTACACGTTTACCATTAGGGAATTCAATCATTTCATTTCTAAAACCATTTGGACCATTTCCACGTCCTTTATCCCCAACTGTAGCGAATGTATCACGTGCAATCTTACCGTTCTTAACTAATCTTGTAGTAGTATGTGTGTGCTCTGTACCAGTGTGTAACCTAGGTATTTCATCCATACCTAACTTACCACCGACCCAGTTTAAGCCTTCAATTAATTTATTAAGTCCTTTTTTAATAGCATCTACCATACCGCCGATATGATCTTTAATTTTACCAATGATAGATTTTAAACCGTCACGCATGTTTCCGAAGATATTACGTACTTTATCCCACAAACGACCAGCTATACCTACCGTGTTATCTTTAATAGAGTTCCAGATGTTTGACATCCAATTTCTTAACTTAGTAAATATATCTTTCGTCGCATTCCATAAACTTGTGAATTTAGACCTTACACCCGTAAATAACGAATGAGCCTTGCCGACGGTATTGCTTTTGATATTATTCCACGTACTAGATAACCAGTTTTTCATATTAGTGAAAATAGATTTAACACTATTGTATAAGAAACCGAAAATACTTTTCGTTGCATTCCAAATTGCAGATAATGATTTTGTGAAAATACCTTTGATAACACCCCAGATACCGGATATTAAACCTTTAAGCAATCCACCAAAGTATCTAACAACACCTAGAATCTTACCTACAAACCACAGTTGTATTAAATTCCAAATTAACTGCACAGTGCCTTTTAGTATCATCACAATACCGTCCCAAACACCTCGCCAATTACCAGTGAATAAACTTGAAAAGAACTTGATAAAGCCAAGTATGATATTTAAAGCACCTTGTATTACTCCTTTTATATTCTCCCAAGTACTGACAATCAAGGCTTTAACCGCCGGCCAAATAAATTGCATCACTTGCCAAATCGCAAACATGATTGGTTTAATTACAAAATTTAAGATAAATTCAAATATAGCTTTGATAAAATTGCATATATTTTGAAGCGCTTGAACAATAGAAATTCCGTTTTCATTAAAGAATCCATTAATTTGACTCCAAATATCTTTAGCGAAATCAACGATTGCTGAAACCGCTTGTTTAAAGACGTTTTTAACGGAATCAATGAAAGGTTGGATAAATTGAATGAAATTACTAAACGTTTGTTTAACACTGTTAATTGCACCATTAACAAAATTTCTGAATGTTTCAGATTTCTTATAAGCTATTGTAAATGCGACTGCTAAACCAGCCAGTACACCTAACACGATACCAATTGGACCAGTTAATGCTGTGAAGACTGTTCCTAAAATAGGCACTTTAGTTGATAAAAAACTAATCAATCCGTCAGCCTTTGCAATACTAGCTAATAATGGAGCTAATACAGTTACTGCGTTGCCAACTGTGCTTATGAATGCACCTAATCCAAAAACTACAGGACCAATTGCAGCAGCAATACCACCGAATATAACAATCGACCTTTTAGATCCATCACTTAAACTTGAAAACCAATCAACTGCTACAGATAGCTTTTTGATTAATTCTTCCATGACTGGAGCAAACGCACTTTCAATAGAAGCCCATACATCAGCACCTACTAATTTAAGTTTATTCATTGCTACTTTAAATCTTTCGGAGCCACTTTCAGAATCTTTAAATGTCTGATTGACCGTTCCTTGCGAATCTTCGATAGTTTTTAAGAACTCTTGGTAACTAAAGCGACCGCCTTTAATAGCATCTGCTAAATCAGGACCTGCTTTTGCACCAAATGCTTCAATCGCTAAACTTGTTGCGCTAGCTATATCCGGTGTCCTTTCAATTTCTGCTAATGTCTTCTTAAATTCTTCTCTTGGGTCTTTACCCGCTTTACCCCAATTGGATATAGCTTTTTTCAAACCACTGAAGGCTATTTCAGTATTAACACCTGATTTCTCCCATTGAGAGAATAAAGCGATTGATTCTTTCATCTCAAAGCCCATAGCCCTCATTGGAGCACCGTATTTAGTAATGCTATCAGCTAATGTATCAACACTTATACCGCTAGCCTGTGCTGCTTTCGCTACCATATCAAGTACACTTTGATACTCATCAGCTTCAATACCTGCATCACCCATTGCACGCGTAATTAATTGAACGGCTTGTACGCCGTCAGAACCTGTTATGTGACTAAATTTCAAGAATGACTCTGTGGCACTCTCAAGTTCTTTGCCAGTGAAACCTAACCTTGTGTTAACTTCCCCTAAAACACCGCCTACAGTCTCAGCGTCTTCTGGAAAATTGCCATAAACATCTTTAAATGAATTCTGCAACTTCTTAAGCTCTCCGCCGGTTGCTCCTGTTGCTTGGGTAACTGTATCTAAACCTTTATCAACTTCTGCAAAAGCTTTTCCTGATGCTGCTGCAATACCTAAAACAGGTGCAGTTACACCAATCATCAAACCTTTACCAATGGATTTTAAACCATCACCCATTTTTGTTAATTTAGGTCCCATACTTTCAAAAACTTTACTGGTTTTTCCCCAGCCACTTTCTGCCATTCTTTGAGCTTCAACTTGAGCTTTTTTGAACTCTTCAAACTCAGTTGTTGTTTTTTCTAGTTCTTTTTCTAAAAAATTCAGCTCATTTGCTTGTTTGTTATATTCTTGTCGTAATTTTTGAGCTTCCGCGCTGTTTTCGCCCTGTTCTTGAGATACCTTGCCATATTGCTTGGCTAAATCATCAACGTTTTTCTTATAACCTGTGATAGTTCCATCAAGTTCTTTAATCCTTTGTTTGTAACTATGAGTTGATTTTTCGGTATATTTGAAGTTGTTACCGGTTAACTTTAAGTCAGAATTTAAAGTTTTAAAGTTTCGTTTGATTTCTGCAAATGATCTATTTAAATTTGCTGCATCTAAATCCAAACCTATAGATAAACCTTTTATTCTTTCTCCCATTTTTTACCTCCTTTCTAAAAAAGTTCAAAAAAATAACCCTAACCAAACGGTTAAGGTTAAAACGCATCAATTAAAGCCTCTGCTTTTTCTTCAGAAATGTCATTGTTTTTATTTTGATATATGGAAAGTACATAATGAAATGGCATTTTTAAAACTTCGTTAGCGTCTTTACCATTTTCAATTAAGTCCATCATGAGAGTATCCATATTTTTCAACATTGCTTTATATGTTAAATCTTCAGGCTTTATTTCATGTTCTGGATAAAATTTCTAGTTTCCTCAGTTTGCTGACCTTGAGTAATGAAAATCACTTGTTCACGAAGTGCATTCATTCCATCAGGTGCATGCATACGTTCTTTTAGGTCTTTAACTGTGAATTGGTTATCGTAAATTTTTACAACCATATCCATCAATCTGTCAGCGATTTCTCTTGGTTTCATCGTGCTATTTTCGTCCTCAATATCATCGATTAAATCCATTGCTTCGTATACAATTTCAAATGAAATGAAGTGTGGTGTTAAGTACGTTTGTAATTTAATTTCATTTGCTTTCGGGTCTTCTACTAATTGAATAATGTTACGTTTTAATTTTGCCATTTTATAATACTCTCCTTATTTTCAAATAAAATAGAGGGGTTGCCCCCTCTTATGCTTCTACATTTATTGTTATAGTGTCACTCATATTACCAACTGTTGCTTTAACCGTAGCAATGCCTTGTGCTTCCGCAGTAACTTGACCATCACTATTGATTGATACAATATTCGTTTGATCTGTTGTGTATTTCAATAACTTACTTTGATTAGATGGCTCTACTACAACATTTAAATCGTATGTGTCGCCAACTTTAAGTGTTTTAATGCTATCTGGTATATTAACCGACTTTACCGCAGTTTCCGATGAAGCCGGTTTTGTTACAAAGTTTCTTCGTTACCCTCTGTCACGTTTCCAGTATATTCTTCGCCTAAAATTTTCTTTAAGAAAGCCTCTTCGCCTTTTTCACCGTCTCCATCATGATTTGTCATGTTAGCTGAATCAAAGATATACTTACGTACTGACTTTTTATTATCAACTAAAGGGAAAAGTGCCTCACCTTCAACCTCTTCACTTGAGAAATCCCAATCTTTCTCAGCCGTTTCTCCATCGATTTTAGGATTTGTAAACATAACTTTAGGTAATAAAACTGTTCTAAATGTACCGTCTCTACGCTCTTGTCTGAACCATACAGCTACGTAATTGTTTTGTTTACCTTGTTTCTCTTCGTAAACGCCATCTTCATCATAATCTTCATTAAAAACAATTTTGCGAATCTCTTTAGGGAACGCATGCATTTGTAATGAGATTTTACCTTCTCCGTCTGTATTCCCTGATTCAATTGGACCGCCATCAGCATAAGCTGTTTTTAGTTCTCCACCAGTTTCAACACCAATTTTTTGTAATCCTCTTGTTTTTGTAATATCACTATATTTTAATTCCGCGCCTTCTTTCGTTAATTTAGCGAAACCTAAACCAGTAATGTTAAAATACGCCTTTGGCGCACTTGCATGTTTTATTGCCATTTAATTTTCCTCCTTATAAAAAAATGCCCTCGTAAACGCGAGAGCTTCTATATGTTTTAAATTCTTCTATATATTCCGGTTTTCCATTTGAAACATTTCCCATTTTTAGTTCAGACCATAATAACTTTTGAATGCGATTAGATATCTTATTTCTTATGATTCTCGCATTATATTCATCATTGTACTTAACAAAAACATCTATTTGGACAATATAACTATATGCACACTCATCTCCGTCAGTATAAGTTGTAGGTATTGGGTCGTCGATATCGTCAATAACAATAAAAGGTACATCAGTATCTTTTACATTAGGGTATTTATTGAACTTAATATTATTGATATTTACGTGCTCTCTAATAATTCTGTCTTGACTAATCACTTCATGAACTTTGTACAAAATATCAATCACAATTTTTTCAACTCCCTTTTTAACGTTTCAAAATACTTATTTTGACCTTGTCTTATTGCTCTATTAATCCCACCCATAGCTTTAGGTTTTACAAATTTTCCTGACTTTTTCTCAACATGACCATTTTCAATTAAATGTACTATTCTAAATCGTTCAAAAGGCCCGCGCCACCTAATTGTAACAGTACGTTTCCCCTTTATCCATTCAGGTTCAGTACGACCAATCTCACTAATCAGCGCTCCTGAGTCTTCTGAAGGTTTGAGTTGTTTTTTTATTTCTTCAACAATTACCTTAGCACCAGCTATTAACGCCTTATCTTGAACTTTTACCATCTCTTTTATGCCAAAATGTTTTTCTAATTCTCTTTCTAATGCTTTATCACCTGTCACTTTCACACTCATGAACTATATCCTCCACGAATCATAATAAAGTCTTTATTATCCAAATCTGGTGATACTTGCTTTATATTCAAACGATTTTTGAAATATCTTGATTCAATTTCAAGATAATGTTCTTCACTGGGTAAATAATCACCTTGCGGATCACGAATATACAATTTAATGTCATTTTGCGTTCCGTTTGAGATAGCTTGTTCTAATTCACGTAACCAGACACCATCAATACTCGCCCAACAGCTATATAATAATTTTTCTTCTTTTTCTCCAGCTTCTGGACCATTATTTTCAGTATACTTATAAAAATGAACACGCGTATTTAAACGTTTAGTTGTAATTCTAGGTTTCTTAAACACTTTCTTCATCTTCTGATACCTCCATTAGAGATAACGAAAAATCTATTATTTCAGGTCTGTAATTGTCGTTGAAGTGTTCTAATAAATCTTGATAAGCATATCTAGCGCGTATAAGTATCAATTCTTGACCTATTAAATTCTCTAATTCAAAAACTCCGCACTGATTTTTTATACGCTCGTACGACATTTTTAACAACTGCTTTAAGTACTCATCCTCTGAATTATGGTCAATCTTTTCAAGTGATTTAAATTTGACAAGCAAATCATCAATCGTCATTGTCTTCACCATTCAATAAGTCGATGATTTCACTTTTAACCATTGAACTAGACGCTTTTTTTTGTAATGATTCGCATAGTTCTAATAATTCTTGTTTTGTCAGCTTATCTAAAGGTACGATATAAACTTTGTCGTACTTATTTTTGATTTGATTTGTCAACAATTCAACACGAGGATTGTTATACCCTTCAGCTGGATACAACTCCCCTACTTTGTACTTGTGTTGATTGTGCTCTATGTCTTTAAATCCTCTAACAACTTTAAATTTCACCATTTTATCACCTCATAAAATTTTATAGTGTTTCTTCGGTATCTTCTAAAGCTGGTTTATGTCCTTTTAAATCTAATTTCCAAACAGCAGCAACTTTATTATCTTTCGCTTTGCCGTAAGCAAATTGTTTTGCAGTGTATAAATCCATATCATCTAACGCAAGTGTTTCTTTAAATTTCTGAACATTAATACCACCAGCTAAATAACCATCATATAGACCTTTAACGTACGTTAAAACCTTACCTGCTTCTTGAACTGTAGACTCAATAACATTCAAATTAAATGGTAAAGCAGTAACATATACGCCATTTGCATTTAAATGTGTATACTGTGCTTGAACCTCAAAAGCATCGGACGGATTAACAACCATTGTTACATTACCTTTAACCACTACTGATTTACCTTTCTCGTTAGTTGAGTGGTATTTAAACACTTGCGTCAATTCATTAACCGTAGCGCGCGGATTAGCAAATGTAAGCGTACCTTGTTCTTCTTTCTCTGGATAAGCACCATCAGTTACCGATACACCTTTTTGTACTTGACGGTTTAAGCCAATCGGTTGGTCTTTACCAGTACCTTTTAAGAACGCAGTTTCAAGCGCCACTGCAAATGCTTCTTCGATTTGAACACGAACAAATCTTTCAATCCACGCAGGACCAAAATCATTTAAATCTTTTGGTAAAACAACAAACGCTGTCAATTTATTTTGAATTGCTGTTTCTTCACTGAACGCAGCATCTAATTGACCTTTAATTTCACCATAGATTTTACCCCAAACAGCCACGCCAGAAGTTTCGGATTTTAAGAACTTCAAACGCAAACCAGCATTTTTAATACCTAAGTCAGCTAATAATGGATGATTCGTTGTTAAATCTTCGAAGATTCTATCAATTGTTTCTTCTGGTAAAAGTTTTTCTTCTTTATATCCAACACTCTTATTGATATCCATAAAGAAATTTCTTTGGTTTGCACTCAAAGTTTGTGCTGATTTAGGTAAACTAGAAACTCTTTCAGCTTCTGCTTTTGCTTGTAATTTAGTTTCTTCAAATAGTTGGTTAATCATGTCACCGTACAATTCATTTTGTCTTTCTTGCGGTTCACCGTTGTTTACTGCATTAATAAATTCGTTTTTCGCATTTGCGAATGTTTCCGATAAATTTATAGTCATTTTATGACCTCCTATTTTTGTATTAAAAAAGGAATCTTGAAAATCCATTTGCTGATAATTTACTATCTGCAACATCGATTTCTGATTCCTTTTCTTTCATATTTATTTTTTCAATTACTTTATTTGCTATTGCGTCAATATCAATGTTAACCTCTGGCGTTTTACTTACCAAAGCTGTTACACGATTTAATACATCTTTCGATAACACTTGTGTATCGCTTGCTACAATTTGCATATTGTCGTTTTCAAACATTTTACTATCCGCAAAACCTTGTTCAATGGCTTCATCAGCATTTAGCCATGTTTCCTTAGCCATCATTTCTATAAGTTCTTGTTTGTTTTTACCAGCTCTAACCGCATATGCCTCAGCCATTATTTGACCAACATGTTCTAATGTTTCTGCAGCATGATTTAGATCTTTCGCTTCTCCTTGCGCAATACTTGAAGGATTGTGAATCATCATTCTAGCAACCGGACTCATTTCGATGTGGTCACCAGCCATTGCGATAAGCGATGCCGCACTTGCTGCTATTGCTGTGATACGAACATTCACTTTGCCTTTATGAGCTCTTAAATGTGTATATATTTCACTACCAGCTACTAGGTTACCACCATTTGAGTTAATTATAATATCAACATCTTCATCACTAAATTCTAGTTGTGTTAAAACATCTTTAGGACAAGTCGAATCCATACCAAGCATTTCGTAAACCCATTTATCTTCGTTGGAAACGATGACGCCTTTAATCTCCACTTTCATCTTCATCACCACCTTTCAATGTACTACCATTTTCGTTTGCTTTTTCGTAGTTCTTCGTCACTAGATATTCGTCTAATTCAGGATTGTCAGACGGTTCTTCACCTAACATAATCCGCACCTCATTCCTTGTAAATGAACCAGAACTTACAAGTTTGTCAATTGCTTCAGCATATTGAAGTGGGTCTTTTTTATTCACACCGACAATTTCTATTCTTGTATCTTTCAAATACATGCTTTGAGTTATGAGTTTCGCGTTTAATTCGTTCTGAATCTTTTTTAATAAAGGTGTTAAACAGAACTTCTCAAATACAAGCGTGTTTTTTTCCAAATCAGCTGTTTCTCCGTAAATCAAACCTGGGGGTATACCAATCATCAACGCAACATTTTTTATTGCATCTCTCATTAGCTCACTCAATTCAGAAAAAGGCATGTTACTATTCTTACCACCATTAGATAATTCCTCATAATCAAAACCTTCTATCAAAGGCGCGATTGCTAGTTGGTTTTTATTAAAAGTATTGAATAATTTATTTGTGAACGCTTGTAATTTTTCTATATTCTTTTCGTCATATGCGCTAGAGGCAGATTTCAAAATCCCTCTTATTTGATAGTTTTTTAATTGTGCACCTATCATTCTTCCGAATATTTTCCCGTAATCTTCGAATAGACTTTCTACAAAGTGTGTCACTTTATTGTTGTTGTACTTTAAATATATGACCTCTTGCATTGTGAAAGTACGTTGATAAGTATAATCTTTAACCGTTACATCTTTGAATATATCATCATACAAAGCATACTCTTCTCTGTAAAAGCTATCTGCGATAAGTAATTCTTTGCTGTCACTTACTACGATTAAAACCTCGTTATCGTAAATTAGTTTATATATAACTTGTTGCCAAAAACTATCGCTTGATAAGTCAGTATTTGGTTTTATATTTAACTTGTAGTAAACATCATTCTTTTGAATTCTATTACCTTCCAATACTTTAAAATGACTTTGAGCGACAGCTCGCGCAACAAATTCAATACAACTATCAATCGCTAAACGTTTCACATACGCTTGTTGTGATAAATCTTCTATCATATCTAAATCAAGCATATATGATATATCTTTCCTAGTTTTAAATATCTTTTCTAGAATACTCATGTCTCACCTCCTCTATTAGAAATCTATACTCATTAATGCATCAAGTGCTTTAGACATGTCTTTGTCTACTATATCATCCGCTCTATATAACGCATGAACAAATGCCATAAATCCATCCGTTTTACGTCTGACTTCATCTTTTTTGATATACTCTTTATTTCCATCCGGCTTGATTTTTACAGCAACATTATTAGTAAACCAACGCATCAAAGGATTGTCTCCATATATTACGTTATGTTTCGCAAACATTGTATCGATACGTGGTGCAAGTAATCCATGTATTGCTTTTGGATTTCTAAGTACTTCAAGTTTTATACCAGCATCCTCAAACGCACGTCTTACAATATCAGTTCTATAATTATCAGCTATGACTTTTTCAAGCCCATATTTTTCTCTAGCTTTTAAAAACCAATCAACTATATATTCAATTTCAATGACATCATCATCGACAATGGTCAATAATCCCATTTTTTCCCATTCTTTAATAGGAGGTTCTAATTTGACATCATCCAAAAACCCTTGTCTTACAAACGAATGTCCTAACCAAATGTAATCATCGTTTTTTCGGAATAATAGCCCTACACTTGCAAAATCTCGAATGTTTGCAAAGTCTAAACCACCAATACACATTTGATTATCTAAATTTGGTATCTCTCTATTAGTCGCTAGTATTTCTTTCCATGGTGCTATTACTTTTTCAAGGTCAACTTCAGGCAAATTCATTCGCTTAGTCATGAATTCGGGCTTATTTGAACGGTTGAATGGTAAATCGTTATATTCTTCTTCAATCGTGCTTAGCAGTGTTTTAGCGTATTCTGATAACGGTTTATGTAACATTGGGTTCGCCTTTTCCCACGTCTGTCTGTCATCAACTTCTTTTGGATCGTCTAATTTACAATAAAAAGCAAACAATCTACTATTTTTAACCTTGCCACTTAATACACTTGCAATTTTGTGCTTCATTGCATCGATATAACCCTCTCTAACAAAACCATCAGTACTTATATAAAACGTTCTTCTATTTTTCTTTTTACCTAATCCACCACGTTTGACGTTTACCATTTCAGGACCAAAGAAATAATGAATTTCATCAAAAATAACACACCCCTCACGTCCACCGTCTTTGGTTTTTGTGTTTGATGTGTTATATCGAATAACCGATTTAGTTGCACGGTTTATTATTTCTGTTTTACTAACTTCATAAGGAGCTTTTGGCGTTTTACCCGTCTTATTTCGTTTGTTATCCATTAAAACGGTTCTGATTTCATCAAACGATGTTTTTGCTTGATCTTCACTATTAGCAACAATGGAGATGTGATATTCTTTAACTCCGTGTAAGGGCGTAGAAAGAAAATCACTAATAGCACTTATTAGACCGTTTTTCCCGCCTCCACGTCCCATGAAAATAGCAAATTCTGTAAAGAAAGCTTCATCTGTATTTTTATCTATAAGAAATATATTAGCTATGATAAACCTTTGAAATGGTAATGTTGGAAAATACCATTTTTCAATAAATTTGATACAATCCTCGATTTTCTGTTCATCAAAATATACATCATCTCGTGAATATATATGTGTTTGTAGATAATTAAAGAGATCAATTCTTTCTTTATTTAAAATTATCTTTCCTTGTTTCCACAAATTTATATATTCATCAACGTATTTATTACTAATCATAGGTAATCATCAGATGGCGTTTCTGTGTCTTCTTTCTCTTCGGGCAATAAATCCGATAATTGTTTGATTATTTTTTGATATGCAGCATCTCTAGCATTAAATAGTTTGGCTACTGGTCTTTCCCTTTCATATGGTGGCGCCTTTTCAGATTGAGTAAATAAATCATAATCACCTTTTTCTTTTATGTCTTCCCACATGTAATCAAGCATTACACGTAGCCTTGCTGCTTGAATAATTAAACCATCAACTACTTTTAATTTATTGCTAGGTATGTCTTTATATAATACTTGTAGCCTTTCTTTTTCTTTAAGCACTAAATTTTCATCGACTATAATCTCCATTTCATCACCTGCCTTAAAATGGTTATAAGAGGGGGGGTTATACATGGATTTTTAAAATTATCGCGAAGTTTACTCCCTAACCGTTCCCCAAGTATTTTGATCGCTTTTGATTTTTTTGACCCGGGGGTATTTACCATTTTTCGTCTTTCCATTTATTTTCTTTTTTTATAAATCTCTTTTCTTTTTTGTTGTGACATTTAATACACAGTGTTTCTAAATTGTTTAAGTCATGAGCAAACTCCGGATGATGTTCTAGCGATAATATATGATCTACATCCAACGACTTATGTTTGCTTTTGTCATATGTCGTTAACTTGCCGTCTCTCTTACATTGTTGACATTCATAATTATCTCTTTCTAGTACTCTTTTTCTTGTTGTTTGCCATTCTTTAGACTTATAGAATCGTATACGTTCGTCTTTAGTCATCATAATGTTTCACCTTATATAACTTAAGTAGTATCAAGACGCATCTATACTTGATGTGTAGTAATGTATTTACAATTAGTTTGAACATGTTCATACCTCATAAATAAAAAGACACATCACATAGTAATGCGCCTCTTGTTCATGCGTCGTATTAGCATTTAATAACCTTAAATATTAATCTGATACTAACATAATAAACTGTTTTAATGCGGACTTACATAGGGTAAAAGTCCGCTACACATAACCAATATACTTTGCTAACTTATCGATCAGTGCATTCCTTCTACGTAATATACTTGTCTTACTTGTACCAAAGTAATGTGCTATATCTTCCCATTCATAACAACCAATAGGACAATCCCAATATCTAAACCTTAATAACTCAAGCGTATCCTCATCACTTTCATCTATCAATCTATCTACACCGTTAACTATATTTCTTAATGTATTGTACCTGTTATCACTAAACTTCTTTATTGCACATCGTTCAATCGGATTACCCGGCAAATTACTTTTGCCAGCTCCCGCATTATCTGGTTCATGACTTTCAAGTAATTCATATTCTCGCATCTTCAACTCTCTTCGATAGTTATCGATGTGCTGAATGTATTCTTCAAGCTTTTTGATATCGTGTTTCTCAATCTTTATCATTCAATGCAATACCTCCGATAATATAAATTACTTTTTAATATCGTTATTTATTCGCTTCAATTCAATCCTGTATTCTTCTAACCCGTTGTATCCTTTAGTTTTAACTACTTCATCAAGTAGATAATCATTCATATATCTGAGTGCTTGTATCTCTCTTGCATGATCACTATTAATACTGATACAAACTAATAGCAATATAGCAAATACAATAGTCATAGTAATCCACATCACTCACTTACCTCCGCTCGAAAGACGTAATCACTCGGCGCCTCTACATCATCATTAGCTGTCATCATAATATATACTTGCTCAGTTACATACTTACCTAACTCGTACATTGCTAGTAAGAATAATAATCTTAGTATTTGCTTAATCATTTCCCACACTCCCTTATATTTTCAAACAACTGCCCTAATTTAATAACTGCACCTCTTTTAACTTGTGCCTCGTATTTGCGCTCAGCTTCTTCTTTACTCTCTGCCTCAACAACTGTAAACGTCTGATTATCTCTAGCAGTAGTAAAATGTTCATGTGGTTGTCCTGTTGAATCTTTGAATGTTGTGACTAAGTATTGTGTCATTCCTCATAGCTCCCTTGAACTTGTTTGAGCTTACTCATAAAAAACATTACTAAAAATGCTATTAAGATATGCGTCTTTTGATGTTTATAAGCAATTGTAGATATCATAAAGATAGTAGCAAGCATTAACATTTCATATATGTTTGTGTGTATAGTCTTTTTACTCTTAAGAAAAATAATTGCTATGCGATAAAAGAGATAAACGCCAAACCCTATTAAAAATATTTCTAACATGTCGCTCACTTCCCCAAAACCTCCTTGACTCGATCCAAGATGTCTTTACACGTATCCTTTTCCTGCGTCTGCTGTTCCATCTTGTCTTTCGTGGTTCCTTTTCATTTTCTTTTTGTATGCGTCAATGAGTTGGTCGATTGTATAGTAAGTATTGGCGTACAAAAAAGGCATTATTAAAACTTGTACAATACTATTATCAATACCTTTTACAAATTGTTCTGTTAGTGTATGCATTACATGAACAAAATAAACTGAATGTAGTTTAGGTAAAGTAACTTCATTTTCAATCAAATCAACCATAACCTCAGTAGTTTCTTCCAAATCTTCTTCATCAACAATAGTCAAAGTTAATTGCAAACTGAAAGCTAAGTAATCAGCAATCTCATCTAATTGTGTATCTAATGGCTTACCTGGTTGTTTCTTCCAATTTTTAAAAAACTCAAGTGTGTTAACCCACTCCGCAAATTCAATAATCATACTAGCTACTGTGTCATTTAAATTTCTAGTCGGTATTCTATCGTCGAACTTCTTTTGTATTTGTAATAACTCTTGTAACTGATCAATTGTTAATGTGTTAGTCATTTTCCTTGTTCCTCCTCATATTTATAGATAACTTGACCTGCCATAATTCCTACTGCTTCATCAAGTTCAATACCTTCTTTAACTGAATGTTGAATAGCATTTGTCATTCCATCAAGTATTTCATCAAATGCTCGCGCTTTCTTATACACGTCCTCAATCTCTTTTAGCAATCCCTCTGTGTCATTGCCGTTATACGCACTAGCACTTATAACGGATTGTTCAATTTGTTCACGATTATTCATCATTTCCATCTCCTCTAAAATAAAGTTAGTTGCTTCTGTTCCTCGTATTCCAAACCATGTTGCTTTATATATATTTCGAGCTCTTCAGCAGTATCAAATGTCTTTTTAACGCTTTGCCAACCTGGCACGATATGCCCGTGAAAGTAATAAGTGCCATTCACTACATGGATATGTGCCACTCGTTCGTTATCCTGATACAGATATCTCTTAGATCCGAAAAATTGGTTTAAGTATTCTTTGCGCGCGTTATATGTCATAGTCATTGCTCCCACAAGTCAAAAGCTCTTTGGACATAAAACTTCGCCTTTGCTAAATCCTCGTGTCCGTTTTTCAACGGTGCTCTAGATAGATATTTGATTGCATTACCTATTGCAAATGCTAATTGTGGTGGATACTGCGCCGTAACCTGTTCGATAAAATCTATAATTTCAATGTCGCCGTATGTGTAGTGCGCTGGTTGCTTAACATTGTCTTGTATTTCATTCATATCTACTTTTCTGTTACTGATTACACTCATTATGCTTCACTCCATTTCTTGAACATTTGGTTATAAGTATTATCAAACCAGTACGGATCACGTGAATGTTTCTGAGGTACATTAAACAAGTGTGGCTTCTTTCTTCTTAGCTCAGCCTCTCTCTTTCGCTTTCTTTCCAATTTGCGTTCGAGTCTAGCTTGTTCCAGTCTTTCTATTGTTTTCTTTTCTCTGTACTCGCTTAAACGCGTACCTTCTGGTGCGTCCATTGCTTCATGTAGTTCCCAACCGTCTTTTACTCTCTTAGAAACCATTCCAGCGGTTATACCGTGACTTTCTATTAATTCCATTTCAAATTTACTGAACCTATAAGGTTTATCATTTATTGTTACAATCCTTGCTTTTCTCGCCATTTTATCCACCTCTTATATTTCTTCTATTCGTATGATTATTTTGGGCTCAATTCCATAACGCTTTGAGCTA